TGATGCTGATGCCGGGGGGCTTGCCCCCGTACCACTTCGGCCATACATGCTGGACGAGAGACATGACAGAATCCGGGGTGTTTCCGGCTACACGGGTCTATACCGAGGCGCGTCAAGGCTTCGCTACAGGATGGGCGGCACTATCAACGAGCTAACCGGCGTGTACCAGCACCAGATCACCATTAAGCCCAAATCCGCAGCTGGCGGTGACTACACGCTGATATACATCCCTCACGCGCCAGTGCTGGATAACGACGCAGACGTATGGGACGGTTTCAACGGCTGGGAAGAGTACGCCATCGTAGACTCCACTATCAAGTGTCTTGAGAAGGAGGAGAGTTCTACGATTGCCCAAGAACGCCGCAAAGAGCGTCTTATAGGCCGTATCGAGGGGCTTGCTTCTGCACATGACGATGGCTTCCCGGAGCGCGTTACAGACGTCACCCGACGATGGCCTTACTACGGGTACTATGGCTGATTATCTAAAGATCATACAGGTTGGGGCCGAGCTTTTAAATCGGGTTCAGGATAATGTTCAGAACGCGCTACCAGACAGGTCCGACCTAACGGATGGGTTTCTGGTGGAGGACGCTGCAGTAGCGAATGAGGCCACCATCAACCACGGACTTGGGCGACAAGCCCTGGGTGCCATAGTTGTAAAACAGACGGGCACTAACCCTATTTTCATAACGGCGCTCTCTTCCACGACTATTACCATTTCCGGTGATGCTGCCCTAGATGGCACTGCGTCCTTCTGGGTGTTTTAGTGGCGGGCAGCGGCAGCAGTAGTGGACGCGGGGGTGGGACGTACAATCGTGACGGCTCTTTGCCCGATCAGGTTGTTGACATTCCCATGGGCGGAGGCGTTGACGAGAAGGAGCAAAAGCAGCTCTTCGAGCCGCCGTTTTTGGCGGAGGCAAAGAACGTCGAGGTTAACAAAACGGGCTCTACGCAGAAACGTGACGGTATACAGGCCATCATACCAGCCTCCCTTCCCTCCGCCGCCCAACACCCCATGGCGGGCACGGGGACTATTTTTCAGCACCCCGGAGGTCAGCTAGGCGTCGTGGGTCAACCTGACTTCAACTACTCCAGCAGCGCGTCCGGCGCGTCCCTTTCCGTTGTTGCCAACAACGACGATTTTAACACCTCGTACTATGTGCAGTCCAACAAGACAGGCATATACTCTTGCGGGATAGAGGAGGACCCTGTAGTCAGGGTTGACGAGGCGCTGCTTCACGTTCAATCGTCTGTCAGCGGCGACAAGGTAATCACCGTCTGGTGCTCAGCCTTTAACCCCATCACTACAGACGAGTGTTACGATATTTACAGGGAGGTAGATAATCGTTGCTATTACATGATTAAGGAGCGAAGCACAGGAACGGTGCTGGTTCCCCCCACGCGGCTGCATGACATTGGGTCTGAGGGGTTTACGCAGAACCCGCGCTACACACACATTGCACTGGTGGACCACCTCGATCCCCACTGGGTTGTCGTCGCCGCCCCAGAGCTTCACCAGGACAATACCAAGAATTATCTGACGGCCGCTTCTATATCTGTGAGCACCAACGCCAAGACATACGGGCGTCTGGGCTTTGTTGACGGCCAAACGGTGAGCACCTTTACCGCATTCGACATGCACGCTGGTAGCGGATCGCAGTACGCGCATATCATAGCGCAGGCTGCGACGGCGGCTGGGCACGCAGACTACATCTTTAGGATAGACAAGACACTTGTGGTGAGCCTTTTTAAGGCTTTAGCCACAAACGAGGTTCCAGAACACTGTGGAGCAATTTACCACGATGCCTCGCTTGGCAAGGTGTTTACCGCAGTGTCGAACCAGGACGGCATCGCGGGCGCTCTTCCCGGAGATGGTGAAACGTGGGTTCATGGTTACAATGACTCCCTATACGGAGTGCTGCCAGGCTACCCACTGAAAGCCTTCGCGCAGGTAATTCCTACAGCGTGGCCATCGCTAGAGGTGGGCATAACCGGCGCTTGTACCCGGCTAAGTATTTGCGAAGGATCCCCTAGCGGGTTGTATGTTTTTGGTACGCAGTTCTGGAATCCCTTGGGCTACGCCACATACGACATGACGTGGCTCGCGGGGGATTATTATCTCGATAAGGCTATCAGCGCATCTGAGTGCGTGGGTTCCAAAAGCATGTTGAACACCAGGTGGACGGAAGTTAAGGACGCCTTCACCGTCGCCCCGAGCCTGGGGGCAGTAAACGACCAGGCCTCGTGCTACATTACGACTAAGGGGTTCAAGGGAACGTCGGCGACCTTCCCGATGATTGGACTCGCTGTTACAAATGGGGCTCCTACCACGGCCCACACGCTTGAAAATTTAAGTGAGACATCGAGGTCCAAATACATTGTAAGGTATCCTCCCGCCCCCCCCGTTGGCCCAGTGTCCCCAACGACGGAGCCCTCCGCAGGCAACTCCCCCGAAGAGCAACCATCGAAACATCCCATGGCTGTCGTAGCGATACCAATGGTCGAAGAAGGGTTTCTTCGGCCAATTGCCAGGTTTGGCTCGGATATGATCACCGAAGCGGAGGATGTTTTTCCTTTTGAGTGCGGCGTCACAAGCAACGAGAAGGGCGACCTAAACGCCGCCGCCCGCTGGATGTCGCCTGGCCTAAGCGAGGTCCACTCTACAGAGGTTTCCGGCGAGCACCTGTTTATGTACCGAAGCCGCCTCCTGTCCGGTGTAGCGAGGCTTCCAGAGTATAATAGACTTAAGTTAACGACCCTAGATTCCGCAATATTTGGGGGTACTGCTCAGGGGGTTATGTTTTCCACAAACGCGGGAGGCGCGTTCGGCGGCGAAGAGGTGCGGTTAAACTTATCTGATACGCGCCTGTCGGTTACGAAGGACGCCTCACAATCCTACTTTTCTGGCGGCTATTTAGGTCTTTTCGACGGGGTGGACAATGGAGAATCTGATGTACATTCTTCTCCGGGGCGACCCTTTGTACAGATATATACGGGAGGTGTGATACAGAGAGACTACACTCGCCCGCCAAACGCCATGGTAGCGGGAAGATTTTGGGGGTACTACAAGGCAACTTATACATTCGTCCTTGTGTATGCTTTATACGATGAAGATGGCATGGTTCACCGAAGCGCACCTTCGCCAGAGAGAGTTGTTTCTCACTATATAGAGTGGGGTTCGGGAGGCAACCTATACGAGGGCGCAGTGGCGCTTAGGTACTTGATGCCGCCACCATCTGCATTCATGCTCCCCAACCAAGACGCGAGAGCGAAGAAGCTCATTATAGAGGTGTATGCTAAAGCAGTGAACACCATGGGCGAGGTTAACGGTAGTGCGGATCGTCCCGGACCAAACTTGGACGTCACTAGTTTCACGCTTATAGATAGTTTTGAGCCAGAGGTAACGTCCACATTACAGCAAAAGTACCACGATTACTCGACCGGCATTCCGGGAATACCTATTACGGGAGTCTCCACGACTCCCTGGACCGCTAAACAAAAGGAGAACGGCTACGTCCGCTCCGGGTTTAAGTTTTTTGGTGAAAGGTATATCTATAAACCAAGATACTACCTCGAAGACAGCCTTACAGATAAAAACAACAACATATCCGATGGCGAATTCTCCAACACCGTACTGTACACTTCCGGGGGTGTTCTCGATAATGATCCTCCGCCAGCCTTCTCGTGTATTCACTCCGCCAATAGGCGAATGTGGGGCATTCCCGCCAACAACCGGTCCTCTGTCTGGTACTCCAAGTTACTTGCTCCGGGGGCACCCCCCGAGTGGAGCGCAGCGTTTACTATTGCCACACCGAGAAGTGATGGCACGCTAACCGCTATATCATCTATGGATGAGAAGGTGGTGCTATTTTCTCGTAGGTCTATCTTTATTTTGCGGGGAGATGGCCCTAATAATCTGGGTAGGGGGTCGGCCCTTGTCGGTCCTCAGAAGGTCGCCGTCGGTGTGGGTTGCGTCAACCGCTCATCGGTTGTTACGGGACCATTTGGTATTATGTTCCAGTCCGAAGAGGGGATCTTCATCCTTGGACGCGACCTAAATGTTACGTTCATAGGAGCAAAGGTTGAGGACGAGCTGACCGGTGATAATGATATCAGCTCCGCCGTCTTAGTAGAGGAGAAGCAGCAGGTCAGGTTTACTCTGGACGCTTCGGGCCAAACACAGCTAAAGGTGCTGTGTTTCGACTACTACCACGGGGTATGGACCGTATTCACGTCTGCTTCCTCTACCGTAAGGAATACTACGTCGTCTGCCATGATTAATTCCCGGCACACCTTTCTGGGGTCAGATAACTACATAAATCGCGATGTTCCCGGCTCGTACTACGACGGAACCGCTGCTCTCCAGGAGCCCGTTGTCTCCGAGTTTACGACTGCCTGGATCAAGCTGGCAGGAGTTCAGGGCTTCCAGAGGGTTAAGAGAGCATACTTTTTAGGGGAGCATACCGGTGGTCCTGTAAGTTTATCGGCCCAGTACAACTACAATGAGAGTGTTTCTACTACAGAAACATGGTTAGATACTGAGTTTGTCAGTGGTGGAGGCACTCTTCCAGACGATCCCATGCAAGTAGGCATACATATTCCCCGCCAAAAGTGTCAAAGCATTAGGTTTAAGTTTGTGGATAATGCCCAAAATACAGTAAGTGGGGGAAGTTTGTTTAGTATGATCTCTCTTCTCGTAGGAAGAAAGCAGGGCCTGTACAAGACGTCCCCAGGGAGTAAGAAATAATGGCAATCGGTACAATTAGTGCGCTGCTGGCCGCCACTCAGCTTGGCGCAGGACTTTACGGCATGTCCAAGCGCATGAAGGACCGCAGCGGGCAGGAACGCATACGGCAGCTTCTGGCCCAAGCCAAGGCGGGAAACCTTCGGGATGCCCAAGCAATAGCCGGCTCTGGAACCGGGATAAACCCCGCACTTGCCCAGAGAGCCGCCCTCGACGCCGTCACCGAGGCGAACGCCGAAGCAGAGCGTTCTGCGATGAACCAAGAAGCCGCCATGGCAGAGCGGGACCGCGCCCGCACAGATAGACTCACGGGCGGGGTGCTTGGCGCTCTGGGCACGTTCGGAAGTCAGCTTCTGGCTGCGCGATATACCTCAGACGACAAGGGGGAGCTGGACCCCATCATCGCTGCCAAGATGCGCGAGG